CGTTGAATCCTCTAAAGAAGATGAAAATGCAACTTCACAATCGGATAACAGTGTTTTGAATCGTCGTCTCAAACCGTCTCTAAACCCGGCAGGATTCGAAATCGTTCTCATATTTACGTTTTATTCGATATTACGCAAACAACGTTATAAATTTAAATTTAAATCAATTTATAACATTTTTATTATTTTGTTGTTATATTATTTTATTCCCTATTTTTTAACATGTCTATATATTACATATAAAAAATACAAAAATACAATGAAACTTGTACCCAAAAGATATATACCATCATTTCTTACAAGTAAAGACCGTCAAATTGTAAAAAAAGAACTAGTAAAATCAAGAAAACTCTATCGAAAGGGCATTTATTATACACGTAAAAACGTAAATTCATTTCCATCAAAAAAGTCGAGTCATATTATCCGAGCAGAGAAAATATACAAAATAAACAAGGTAGTTCCGTCTGCCGCTCTAGCAAAAAAAACAGGTTGCAGCGTAAAAGCTCTTTCGACAATTGAAAGCTGTTGAAAAATATGGTTACGGAAAACGTCATACTCCAAGAGTGAAATTATAGCGAAAGTACTAACTAACAGCTAGTAACTAAGTAGCTAACTATATTTTTTTATTGTTTTACATATTCAACAATGTGATAAATCAACCAGAGAGCAAAAGATCCGCCTAATCCTATTTGTACGTACTTTACAGCAGGAGCATCTTCGTCTGCCTTGTATAAGTATATTAACCCGCATACGAAAATAAGAGCATATATTGTATAAAAAACAAAAATATAACGGTTTGAATTTAATAAAATATGTGAGTCGGCGCTGTCTAACATTGTATTTCCTGATTCAAGTTGTTGTACTTTGTTTCTGTAGTAGTAAGCTTCAGGTTCCCATACAGTTTGCATTTCAAAGATATCACTTTCGAGTTGTTCATTTATCTCGTTACTTAACTCAGGAACGACTTCAAAATCGGTATCAATACTACCTTTTAATTTTAATATTGCATCATACCGTGCGCGTAAATCTTTTACCATTTGACTTTTTAAAATAGGCGGACCCGAGTTTTCAGACTCCTCAGTTTCGCCGATATCTCCTCCCATTCCATCCATACATCGTGTTTGATGAGAAGTTGTAGCTCCGCTTACTTGGTTTCCTGCTATAAAAATAACATTACTTTTATCAGAAACACTCCAAAATTTATAAGTACTGTCTCTATCAGAAGTAACTGGAATTGTAACAAATTTTTCACCATAAGTTACTGCGCCATTTCTTGTTATTGTCCATTTTTGGTAATTTGACGGGTTATTTGGATCCTGAATTGTAATTTTTGATCCATCAGCTAGCCCGCTTGTCAAATTTTTAACCTGCAAGTCGGTAACTGATACAAATATAGAGGTCGACAGCGATTGATCTGCATTATTGTATATCAATGTGCCCGACGGAGTAGTATCGTCAAACGCCGTTTTAATAGTATGCGTTTTGTATAAAAATACACTGTTTGATGTTAAAACCGGTCCGCTACGCGCATAACACGTGCCTCGCATACTCTGTACGGAATAGTTATTATCCAAATATAAAATAGTATTGAATGCCTCATTTGACGCGTATGTTGCAGCTGGGCTCATTTGAACCATTTCATCACTTCTAACTTTAATGTTCACTGGTCCTGCGGGTTTTTTTGCCAACTCTTTACAACCATAAAGTCCATTCCCATTAGGGTCATTCGCAAATGCCGGATAACTTCCAAGATAAATCCATCCATTGTAACTTGCAGGAGATGTTAATGAACTGGGTGGAAGAATTGTTGATCGGTCAGCATCGATGACTGGTTCATCTACCCAATATGTTCGATCGGAGGTGGTGACCCCAATTGAGTTGAATCGTGAATTAGAACTGGTTCTGGCGCCTAGAGTACTTCCGTAACACCCATACTGCCATGGACCCTTATATCCATTATCTGGCGTATAGTGAACAACCCGAGTGTATAACGCGTCGTCTTTTAGTGCAGCCCGTTTACATTCTTCTACGGTATCGGTATCACCCAAATAGTACCACCCCGCTTGTTCACTGTCGTCCCCTGGTGACAGACCCAGTCCTCCCATATCATTTCGTCCTTCATAATCATTCCAATCGCCGCCTCGAGTTTTCATATACTCGGCGTAAGCTCTGTATCGACGATAATAGTCTCTGACCATCATTTCAAGTTTCCGACGTTGCTGTTTCAATTTAACAAGCCGGTCATATTTGCCATCGCTGTATTTATTTTGATAAAATGCTGGAAGTTGATATAAATCGGCATAACCTGCAATATTCATACTGTTTAACGGTAACCGGTTAGTACTAATACTATTTTAACAATAACTACAAATATACTATATACTATTGCTCAATATTATTGTTTAGGGTATTTTTATTTATTGTATATCATGATTAATAATTAATAAATCATAATACTATCACAAATGTTACAATTACGTTACAAATACATCGTTGCCGCCGGACCTGACAACGCATGACCTCGCATTTTAACGTCATCTGTTGACGTAAAAAGCTCAAACCCATCGTCTAAATCTCGTATGGTTAGAATGCGTCGATCATTTTCAGACATGTAAAACACTCTGCGGCCGTGTGCAATTTTAGTTTTTGTAAAAAATATTTCAATATCGCGTCCAAAATATTTAAAGTAGTGGCATCGAGATTTGAACCATTCATCTTTTACCGTATCGCGTTCATTAAATGACCATTTATTGTCCTTTATAATTTTTTCAAATATTTTTCTAAGTTCAACCGCATCATAACTTTCGATCTTGTATCTCCAAGTAAATCTTGATGACAATCCCTCGTTATAACTGAAAAAACAGTCATTCAACTCCTTTTCATACCCGGCAATAATTACCATAAGTTCATGTTTATGATCACTCAACGCTTCACACAACGTGTCAATGCACTCTTTAGAAAAGGAATCCCGTTTTTCCGTGTTTCCGAGCGCGTATGCCTCGTCGATAAAAAGAACCCCTCCTATTGCAGACTCAATTACTTCTCTGGTTTTAATTGCGGTTTGACCTAAGTAACCCGCCACCAAATCAGACCGGGTTACTTTTTTGAACGTGTTTGATTTTAAAACCCCCAAGTTACAAAAAATATTTCCTAATATTTTTGCAACTTCTGTTTTTCCAGTACCTGGAGGGCCATATAATACAGTGTGCATATAATCTCCTGAAACATCATTCGATTTTTTTTTAGGACTACTTGATAACATGGGCAACTGTAACCCTCCTACGCCCATGGAGGATGTGAATAAATTTGTCGGTTTGAATAATGGGAATTTGAAGACATTTGCGTTTGGGTTTAATTCCTTTTCAGGATGTTTTTGTTTATTAGCCGTTTCCTTTTCCCGCGGGTTTTCTTTTTTGATTTCCGGTATAAATATAGAAAACAGCCCTGCGTCAGGCCCTATCATATTTCCGAACCCTAGTCCATTGTTTCCGCTCGTTCCAAATGTGAATACAGGGGTTGCGGTTTTGGGGTCTTGCTCTGATTCTGGAGATTTTGTTTTTGCTGTTGTTTCCGAAGTTGCCGTAGCAGTTGTCGCGTGTACTGGACGTTTTTTAAATTCAGTAACGTGAACGGCCGGAAGAGACTTATCTATATCCGAAGTATCGTTTATGTGTATCAAGTGTAAATTTTGTATGAAATACAATATTTGATCAACAATGGTTTGTTTAATTGCGGTCATTCCAATCATTTCATTCAATGCCCGCAAGTGTGGATATATTTTACGCAGCGCTACCATATCAATATTGTAAATGACATTTTCGGCAATGTCGTAGGTTTCGCATATTTTTAATAGATCTGCAATACATTTCACTGGAGTATTTATATGAATCCTTTCCATTTTTATATAGTTGTCACATTCTCCGCTGTATTGTATATCCATCCCTATATTCTGAGATGGATTTTTTTTCAGATGTAATTCGTCACTTGTAATATATGAAATACCTTTATTATTTAAATAGTTTGTAATGTCACTTGAAAGTTTATTTACAATATCATTATTATTCATGCTTTAATAGTCATACTATTTACAACACTATTATTTATATCTTTTGTGTGTTTTATATTTACGTTGTTTATTACGTTTGGTTCGCATGAGTCGATTTTTCTTTTTTTTTCCGCCACCCAGTGGATGATTACTGAGAAGTCCTTTACAATTGTAACAAGGTGTATTAACCTGTGGATGGTCACTAGTACATGTAAGTACTGCATGGCTGTCACATAAAACATTACATCCCCCGTCAATAAATATAACATTTGTAATACGTAGGGTGTGTAAAAAATTTAAAATATCTTCAGTAGTTACTAGGATCATTTCTTAGATATTGTTTATTTAACATACAGTCGGACTTGGGACCAATTCTTTGAAAAGAACGGTTCATCTGTAAATTTCGATAATGATTTTCAAACCGAAATGCTTCATTCATTCGAATATACGAATTTTTATTGATAACTCGGTCCCTAGCAGCCTTTGAAATGGAATCAAATATGACTATTGGAGAATGTGAAGAAGGAGATGGTGACCTAGATTGTGATCGTCTAGAATTAGATACGTTAGGCGAAGTTGGAGATAGAGATGGAGATGGAGATGGAGACGCAGATCTAGATCTTTTAGATGAAGATGAAGTTAATTTAGATTTGCATTTCTTCTTCATTTTTGGATATTGATATTCTTTGTGAAACTGTTTTAACAATTCATCTCGTGTAGGTTTCGCGTAGTCAGTTACCCATGCCAAAGCGTCTTTATTAATGTTGGGTTTTATCGATTTTTGGAGGCTACTAAAAATGGTACTTGCAACATTGGCAACATTTAGTTGAGGTTGAGCCATTGAAGAAGTTGCGGCAGTTGCGGCAGTTGCGGCAGTTGCGGCACTTGCTACTGTGGTGAATATTTGTAAGTAGGTATTGGTAGGGTCAGGGTTTGCCGGATTCGCCGGATCAGAGTTTGCTGTTATACAACCTTCTGCGCCAATTGCCGAAAAATTTAACTTATGAAATTCCATCTCCAGTGGAGGTTTAAAACAATCCGCTTTTTCAAGTGTTAGCCCAGTTGATGCAGGGCTTGTTGTAACATGACCGAGAGTAAGAAATTCTCTCACTTGTTGCGTTCGTTGTTCCAGCACCGGTCGTGTTTCTCCTAATATTTTAGAATTGATTGCGCTATGTGAAAATGCAAGAATTATAACAAGACCGTTAGGACCTACCTCGCTGCCTAACCTTGCAATAGCTGTTTTAACTGCGTCGTCTCTTTGTTTAGGGGTTATACCCGCGAGTCCGGGCGGTACAGTAATATCCGTTTCGTTATTAGACGACTTTATTTTTACTGGGCCTTTCAATCCCAATACACTCTTTGAAGTACTCATGATGTCGTTTATTATTTTATTTAATATACATATTCAAAATATTATTTAGTTGTTGTATATATTGCATATGTATACACATTAAATTATATAGTTAAATATTTTATGATGGGGGTTCTATCTCTTTAAGTTCACAGTAAATGATATAAAAAATTGATTTAAAGATGTTATATCAAGTATTCATAGTAACAGCAACAATCAAGAATTAGAATAACACGACACGAACAATGCCCTCAAAAAAATCGAAATCCGGATCAAAAAAAACAAGCGGCGTTGTAAAGGCGATGTCTGCCCAAAAAAACCCGACTCTCGAAGCGCGTGCTCGGATTCCACAAACGATCGGATTACCCGGACAAGTGGCGAATAATGCCGGAGGGTTTTCGTTTCCTCTGCCACTTGAACAAGAATGGATGCGGTACCTCATTATTGGAAGCAAATCTGAAAATGGAAACTTTTACCAGACTGGAGGACAAATTTCAACCTGTGTTTCAAGATGTATTCTAGCAGCGGTATCGAGTCCGGACACGTGCAAGCGTCTTGTTGCAGACATAGTTGATGTCTCCGTCAAAGGACGTGCTGCCAAACAAGAAATGACTATGCTTGCACTTGCAAGTGTAATCGTATTTGCCGAGAATCAGGAATGCAAACGACTTGGTCTGGCTGCAATTCAAGACGTATGTCGCATTCCTACGCACTGGTTCATGCTTCTCAAATACATCCGCGAGTTATCACAAGACAAAAAGACGCCAGGAAAGGGGATGGGTGCGGGAGTTCGTTCGGCATTTACGCGACTTTATACTAGTCGAACGGGACCAGAACTCGCAGTTCTTCTCACGAAATACAAGAACCGTGAAGGGTGGACACACAAAGATGTGATTTCATTGCTCCACATTAATCCGAGTGAAATGCACGACGACGGTGCCCGGATAGTTCTGGAGTGGATCATGAAAGAAGATCGTCCTGAAAGAAAAACAAGGACCGGACAAACAGTTCCAGCATCAAGTGATCGGACTGAATTCATTGCTCGCCTTAGGGCCATTCAGACGCCTCCTCAGGAGTCAAAGGAGTTCAAGTCCTCACCAGCTCCAAAGCCACAACCACAACAATTGCCAGTCGCGGCTCCGGTATCTGGGTTGTCAAGTACGTTGAATTTGAAAATACGCATGTTGACAGGCGATTTAGCCGGAGAAGTGCTTACCTTGCCGCTTGCCACCACTGAACCATTTTCCAAACTGTGCGAAACCTTGACCAGCATCGGAGCCGGAAAGCATTTGGAACTCCGGTTGCCGGCAACTGACATTCCTGAATTTCGCTTGGAACCTTTCATCATTCCTCATTTCGAAACCGTTGCGAATCTCACAAAAAAATATTCGCGTGCTCAGCCCAATTTTGACTTTACAAAGTTTGTCATCTTTGCTCGAGAAATTTCAGCTCCAGCTCCAGCTCCAGCTACGGCTCCAGAATCAGCATCAGTGTCAGTGACAAAACTTGCTACAACGGGGGTTGAAGCCGTAGAAGAAAAGGACAAGGTTCATGAATCTCCTGTTATCACAGTTGCACGATTTCTCAAGGCATT